GGGTCATGGATCATCAGGAAGGCGTTTTCTGGCATCACGATCGTGTCGCCAGCCATGGCGATGTAGCTCGCAGCCGAGGCGGCAATGCCGTCAATCCAAACAGTGACCTCGCCCGGATGGCGTCTCAGCGCATTGTAGATCGCCACCGCATCAAATACCGAGCCGCCGGGGCTGTTCAGGCGCAGATCGATGGCGGCATCATCCGGCAGCGCGCCCAACTCCGCCAGAAAGCCTTTCGCTGTGACGCCATAAGCGCCGATTTCGTCATAGATCAGCACTTCCGTGCCCGAGGTACGAGCACGGATCATGTACCAGGATTTCATGAGGTTATTCCTTTGGGATCTCAGCCGGGGGAGATGTCGGACGGTCCGACATATGCATTGGGGTCAGGCTCAACCTGTGGAGTGGCGCGAGCGCCTTGAGTTTCGCCGGGGCTCGTTTTGTAACTGAGCCCCATCTCTCTGACCCGTGCGGCGTCGGCGGCGTTTTCGCGGTCGACCTCTTCGATGTCATAGCCTGTGGCCTCGACCACCTTACGCCGCGAGGTAATGCCCGCTCCCATCGCAAGAACCTGCGCTTGGATGTCTTTGAGAGGATCAACCCAATCCCACCTTGGCGGGATCCATTGCACCGCGCGCGCGTCAGCGGGGTCTGCATCGAGCGCGCCCGACAGCACAGCCGTCTCCAGCCAGCGCCGCCAAACGGGATGGCACAGCTGATGCGCCATGACCCCATGCTGCAACTGACCAATGCGGCGGCGGAACTCGACCAGTTCAGCCCTGAGGCTTGAATAGTTCGCCTGCCGGACATCGCCGGTGACAAGGTGATAGGGCAACCCCAGCGAGGCCGAGACCGCGAGCAGCGTGCGGTATTGGAACGCCTCATAGCCGCCGCCGACATCGGCGGGACTTGAGAACTTCACGTCTTCCCCAGGCAGAAGGACCTGCATGGTGCCAGGCTCGAGGCTCGCGATGGCGGCCCCGTCGAGATCAGCAGCGCCCTCTCCCATCATCGGGTCTTCGGGGGCCGTCTTCGTGATGAAGCCTGCGAACATCGCCGCGGTCTTCTTCCGATCAAGTTCCGCATCGTCGTACTGGTCCAAGAGGAACAGCCGGACCATGGCCGGTGCCACATGCGGCAGCCCGCGGATTTGGCCTGCATCAATCGGCCGATAGATGTGCAGCACCTCTTCGGCAGGAACGCGGACGGTATCTGGCACGGCCACCCGCTGGTCCGTGCTGTCGCCTGGATGGCGGCGGCGGAAGTGATAAGCCACGCGCCGTCCAATCAGGTCGAACTCAACCCCGCAGCGGATGAGGTTCCCGTTCGGGTCCGTTTCGGTTTTTTCAAACGGGAGCATCTCGGATTGGAGAAGCTGCAATTGGAGCGGGACCAGGAGCCCGTCCTCAGCCCGTCTGGGCCGAAGGCGCACAAAGCATTCGCCAGCCACAAACATCTCGCGCGCGACCATAGCTTGCAGGCCGTAGAAATCCGTGAGCCCGTCGGCATCGGCTTCGTCGGTCCAGGCGAACCAGAGCTTCTGGACCAGATCGCGTAGCGCCGCATCTGTGATAAGCGATGACGGTTTGATCCCGTCCCCAACAAGGTTGGCCGCAAAGGCCTCGCAGGCGTTCGCCGCATAGCCGTTGGTCACCACCAGTTCGCGCGAGCGTGCCAGCAGTTTGGGTCCGCCCGAAGCCACGAGCGCGTTGATGTTCTCGAGCGGCGGGTTCCAGCCGCGCAAGCGGCGCTTGGCCATCGCCCCTTCGAGCCGCGCGCGCACGGCCTCAGGACCGCCTGGCTTGGAGCGGCGGAAGAGGTCAAACATCCCCATCTCTGTCAGAGCCCCTTGGCCGTTGTCACGCGCACCTGCCGCACAATCCGCCGGCCCTCTGCCATCGCGATCTCACGGTCCAAAGCCTCAATGGCCCGGTCGATCTCGACCAAAGACCGGTAGTCGACCGTCTTACCATCATAGCTGACGCGGGCGACGCCCGAGGCGCGCTGCGAAGACAGGGTCTCCCGGCGGAGTTTCAGTGTCGTCAGATCCGCCATGCCCAAACTCATCCCATGTATGTTGACCTCGCAACGCGGCGCACCTGTGCCTTGCGTACAGATTGCGTGCCCCCGGCAGAGGAGGCGCCCTTGGCTTCATAGACAACAAACTGTGCGGCCAACTCTTCCCAGCGCGCGTCCGACCAGCGGTCTGCGCCGAGGATCCAAGCCGCGGCACGCGCATAAACACGGCAATCGAGTGCTTCGTTGCGTTCCCGCAGCTTTTGCCATTCGAGCTTGGCAAAGCCGCGCTTGTTCTTGACCGTGACCAGCTGCTCGGCCGTGAGCTGCTTCAGCCATTCAGCGTCGACCCAGCCCGGCAGATGGAGAAAGCCGGGAGAAAACCTCTCTCCATCCACCGGGCTGGTGACCTCCAGCGGGTCAAGCCGCAGGAAGCGATAGGTCTCAGCCTTGAACGTCGATGTGGCCACCGTCCAAAGCCGTGCACCGCGGCGAAGCCGCTTGCCCCCTATGGTGGCGTCAACAAATGTCGGCCCTGTGACAGGGCTCGCCCGATTGAACCCCTCGAGACCCTTAACAGGCGCGACATGCCCAAAGCCTACCTGACGCGCCCAAGCGTAGACGGCCGCCGTTTCATAGCCCGTATCGATCGCCAGCCGCGCGATGGTCATCGGCGTGCCGCTGGCGTGAGCCCAAGTCCGACCAAGAAGGTCAGAGAGCTTCTGCCAGCAAGCCTGGTCGCCCGGGCCGCCCTCGATGACGATGTGATCGATGAGCCAGCTTTGCAGCCCCTTGCCCCAGGCCCAAACATCAACCTCAATCCGGTCCTTCTGGACGTCGGCGCCAGCCGTCAGAAACAGCCCGCCCGCCGGCACCGTGCCCGCCCGCCAATCTTCCTTCAGACCTTGGAGGCGCTGCCAGTCCGGAGCCTCCCCACTTTCCATCCAGGTCTCGCCGAGGGAGGTGTTGATGAAGGTCTTCATCGTCTCGTCCCCACCGGCGCGCGCCGACAGAAACGCCTTGGCCATGGCCTCAAGCCGCACCCAAGGCGAATAGATCTCGTTCAGATGGAAGCCCGCAGTCCCGTTGAAGGGAGCATCCGCGACCCAACGGCCCTTCGAGATGGCTGACCAGCGGGTCTCATCCTTCCAAGCGGCGTCGCAGTCCGCGCAGTGGTAGCGCGCGGTTTCCGGACGATGGCCGCCGTTTTCATCCTTGCCCCACTTGACCTGCCCCCAGGTCAGCAACTGTTCTGCGCGGCACGCCGGGCACGGAACCCAGAACCGGCGCTGGTCGCTTTCCTCAAACGCCGCCTCGATCCGGCTCGCGCCCTTGTTCGTCGGCGTCGACACGAGCACGATCTTGCGGTTCCAGAACGTAACCGTCCGCTTCTTCGCGAGGTTGACCGGGTCGCCCTCAGCCCCTGCGCTGAATGGATAGCGATCGACCTCATCGCACAAGAGCAGCCGGATCGGGCGGCTCGCCAGCCCTGAGGGCGCGTTGGCCCCAACGATCGTCAGATGCCCGCCCGGGAACCGCTTGTGCAGGATCTTGTTGTTACCATCGCGGGATTTGGGATTGGCAATCTTGTCCTGCAGGCACGGCGTATCGCGCGCCATCGGCGAGAACCGATCCTTCGACCAGGTCTCAGCATCCCGCTCCGTCGGCATCACCACCATGATTGGCGCCGGGTCCTGATCGATGTGGTAGCCGACGGAATTATTCAAAACCTCGGTCTTGCCCACCTGTGAACTGGACATGATAACGACCGTTTCCGTGGCCGGGTCCGAGACCGCCTCCATGATCCCACGCTGGTATTCCGCGCGGCTGGTGCGCCACTGGCCCGGCTCGGCGCTGGCCTCAGAGCTCAGCCGTCGGTTCTGGTCCGCCCAGTCGCTGATCGTCAGGTCCGGCGGCGGCTTCAGAACCGCCAGTGCCTTCACCACCGTCCGCTTCAGGATCGGCGAGCCCGTCAATCTCAGGATCGGTTTCGAATTCAATGTCTGGCTCTGCGAGATCATCGAGCACCTCGCGGATCGCAGTTCGGATCAGGTTCCGGGTATCTCCGACGGTGGGTTGGTCAAAGGCCTGTGGTGCCAGCCG